ATACTGATTTTTGTCCTTCATTTAAATTAGCATACTTAGAATTAAATTTTTCTAATAACGCTCTATAAGTTAACATACGAATATCTTTATCGTACGACTTAAATTCTTCCATTAATGTATCTTTAGCAACTGTTGTGAGTGGTGCTGAAGTTAAATGTTCTAATAGAATTAATTTATTTGAAATTACTTGATTAGCTTCTGGTTGGTTGATACCATCATACATTTCTAATAATGTATAGAACGCTGCTTGTGTTTTGTAGTTAGGAAGTTTAGTTTTAAAAAATTCATCAACATCATAATTTGCTTTAATTTCTTTAATTAAATTATATTTTTGACGACGTAATGCTGATTTATTTAAATATTTAGCACTTTCTAATAAAGTATTGATAATGATATCTGCTTTGCCTTCGCTTAACCTAATGTTGTTTAACAACGTTTCATATAACTTATACTCTTTTCCTAACTCTGTTTTTACAAAGTGTTTTTTTAATATAGTCGCTGCCTTTGAGTCTACACCTGACAATGTATCAGACGTAATTTGTCTGACTAAAAGTTCAAATAAAATGCCAGTATTCTTGTATTTTGAATGTTTAACAATCATTCCTAAAGTGTTTTATTATAAATATATAAGGATTATTATTCTCTAATTTGGGATTCATCTAATAGCGAATCTCCTGGTTTTTCTTGACTAAGACATAATTTTTTGTCAACTTGTTCAAACAAACGTTTATTTCTTGCAAAAGCTGATTTAGCACTTTCTAAAGCAAACGGTTTAGCTGTTGATTTACCATATCCTGATTGGTCATCAGATTTCATATCTTTAACACCTAATCTATCGCGACCTAATGCGTTATCCTGTGTATTAATATTAGATACTCTTTCTTTTGGACGACCTAATTGTGTATCATTGTCATATCCTGGTGGCAATTCACCTTCTGGTCCGCCGTTTTTGCTATATAAACTAGCTAAATCATGTGGTGTACCATAAGATTTACCTGTTTCTACTGGGTCATTACCTTCTTCTCTAATTTGTGCGATTCTAAATTCACGTTTTGCGTCTTCAATCATCATATCTCTATATTCATCATATGAATCTTCAGAGAATCTGAATACATTGTCATAAACCCAATCAGTAGGCATTAATTTAGTTTCAATGATGTTTTTAGCTAAATCAACTTTTTCCTTCATTAACATAATACGTTCTTGATCGTATATAATAGATGGTGTAGTTAACGATAACTCAAAGTTAGTTAATTCATCGTTAGTATAACCTTGAACATATAAATGTACTAATGCAATTTTATATAATTCAGACAATGTAATACGTTGAATACGATCAATTGTACGAGCGAAACGAATATCTTCTGCTGCTAATGTTGCTTTACCTTGTAAGTCTTTATCATAACCTAAAAATGCTTTAGGTACTTTTAATGCTGCGAATAACTTATCTCTTAAATATGCAACGTCTTGAATACCATCGTAATCTAAACCTTTAGTATTTTCAATACGTGTTGCTTGGTCATTACCTCTTACTGGAATATAAAAATCTTCTAGTAAGTTTTGCATGTTATATTTAACATTATATTCACCTGTCTTTTGGTCCATTAACGGAGTACGTTTCATTGAACTAATAGTTTTCTGCATAAATGCTTCAACTTCATTAGGCGGGATAGAACCAACATTAATAAAGAAAGTACGTTTTTCTGGTGAACGAACTACACGATGGATTAACATCGCATCTTCCATTAATGCATATTGTTTATATAAACGACGAGCTGGTTCTAAATAAGATCTACCATATGGTAAATAATTAACATCTGTAATTAATCTAAAGTGAGCAACCTCATAATTTTCAAAGAAAATACCTGGTTCATTTTGACGACCTAAATTAGGTGTATTGTAATAACCATCACCTGATAAAAATCCTTCAGGTTTAAATTGGAAACGAACAGACGCTGGTTTGTCTTTATCATAATTTTCTTGTCTTTCAATATGATACGCTGTGTATGGAATAACATTATATACACCAAATTTTTCAGCAATTTCTAATCTTAAGAAAAAATCACCATATTTACACATTTGACGAATCCAAGACCATAAATTAAATTCGATATTTAATACATCATAAAATAAGTTATATAAAATTCTTTGAATGTTTTCATCTGATGAACGAATAGATAATACTTCACCCATATCATCTTTTAATGTAGACTCATCAGCTACAATATCAAGTGCAGAACCAACAATTGCATCCTGATCCATGATATCATAGTCTGAATATAATTGGGTACGTAAGTATTGATAATTTAAATTTAATTGAGCTCCATAAAGTGAAGATGCATTAGTTGAATAGATTCTATTATATCTATCCATTAATGAGTTAGTAGCGATATCACCAGTTTGTTGTATGGTGTTAACGTCCATTACTTTTAATTGATCACCACCCTGATTTCTCATCACTACATCAGTAGAGAACAGTCGTTGTAATCGTGAAAATAAGCCTTTGTCTGCCATTTTATTATATGTTATTAATTATAAATATTATCGTATTAACCAACTAATGTCTTCATTTCCACCCATACCATTTTCTATACTATATGGGTTAGGAACATTAGAACCATAAGCACCTGTAAATCCTGTTCTATTAACAGACATATTACTTAACGTCGCTCTAGACATTTCTAGGTTTTGTGATTTAAATCTTAATGATGTATCTCTTAAATACATTCCAATTGCAAAACTCATAATTAAGTCGTCATTGTATCCTGATTGTGCTTCAGGACGACCATTTTTCCAAATGAATACTTTCATTTCTTCTAGTAAACGTTTAGATTGAATAACAACACTTTTATCACCTATATACTCTCTAAATTTATTAACTATTAAAGGACGAGTTTTCAGTGATGTTGTAAAACCAGGTACTAATTTTGAATTATCCATATATTGGTCAAAATAAGCATCAGCATTATTACTAGCATCACTTTTAGGTGAATAATATAAATTCTTATATCCACGTTCTTGAATTGCATCTAATGCTGACCAACCAATATTAGCATTTTCTACTACTAATAAAGCTTGGTTATATTCTGTAGCTAAACCAACTAAGAAAAATCCAAATTCTTTAGGTGGTAATTGACCTTTATATTCTGCTACCTGTGTATTAGATTCAACATGTATAACATGGGCTGCGGAAAAATCCTTGCCGTCACCCCGTGCTACATCGGCTATAACCATATATGATTGAGTGTAGTCCGCCGGTTCCCATATCCATAGATTACGGTCAACTCCGCGACGTTCTAGCGGTTCTTTTATTGTAGTTTGAGATATAAATTCAATCCATTCTGAATAGAATACAGTATCACCTGAAGTACTAAAATCACAATCACACTCTTGAGATGCTAATCTAGGATCACCTAATAATTCGTCTTGTTTTTTTCTCCATGCTTCATTTCTTTCAGGATGGACAAACCAAGGTAATTTAATAGGTAAGAAATCGTTTTGTTGTGCTTCAGCCTTAACCCATGTTTGATGGAACCAATTACCTGTACCATAAGGAGTAGATAATACAATAGCACCACCACCTGTAGCTAAGGTTTGTTGAGCAGAAGCCCAAATTGTGTCAATACCTTCAATAAATGCGGCCTCGTCAATTAGTAGCAAAGATACAGCTTCAGATCTACCTGCGTCACCAGCAGCTGATACTGCTTTAATTTGAGATCCGTTATTTAATCGTAATGTAAGTTTATTATTTTCGTCTGCTTGTACTTTTAACCATGATGGTAAATTTTCATACATAAATTTTACCTTAGTTACCATGTTTTTAGCGGTTTCTTGCTTTGTAGCAATACAAAGTACGTTTTTATCTTTATGGAATAACATTAACCATAAAGAATAACCAGCAGATAATGTTGAAATACCTAATTGTCTTGATTTAAGTACTATACTGTATGGATTGTCTTTCCATAAATTTAATACTTTATCCTGGAATGGATATAGATTAAACATGATTCTTCCTCTTTGAGGATGTTGGATATAACAGTATTTCTTCATAAAATGAGCCGGATCAGAGGCACATTTTACATATTCCTGTCTTATAACTTCACGTAAGTCTTGACTCATATAACTAGTAAAATACCAACAAAAGCAATAGAACTAACTAT